GCCGTGGTTGTGGTCGTGACCGTCATAAGTCTCACGCATGGTGTTCAGCGTAGACTTACCATCAGCGACTTCATTACTGCCTTTCAGCAGTGGCGTATCAAAATCTGCCCGCTCTGAGGCGGTGGTTTTATACGTTTTAGTATTAACAATATGCTCTTCGGTATTCACCGTGTGCTTTTTAGTATTAACGATATATTCATCGCAGTTTACTTCAATTATTTTTCCGCGCTTCAAAATAATGTTGCTGCCTTCATCAGAATAAATGGCAAGCTCGCCACTTTTCAGGCTCTTTAACCTGTATGCAGCGTGTTCTGTGGCAATCACCACGCTATGACTGGTGCGCCCGTTAAGCGGGAGCATAATGGCTTTAGTCCCCCTTGGCGGGTTGGATGTAAAACCGTACTGCTGGAACATCTCCACATCCTGCAGGGACTCCGTAGCCAGACCTTTACCCTGAATGGTCTGAATATCACCGCCGCTGTTAACCCTTGTTAAAACGCCCCTGAAGGCCTGTCTTATACGGTTTAAAGCCGTGTTAATACGAGAATCAATTTTGCTCCACATCGATAATCTCCAGCTCTTTATTTACTTTGGCGCGGCGTTTACGTGATTTCCGTTTTTTCGGATAAGCATCCGGTATCCATATTCCATCTTCTTTGAGACGCAGGGTGGTAATGGTGTTGTCTGGCCGTCCACCTGAAAATTCTCTTCCCATAAGGAAGTAAATGTCATCAATGCCATGCGGCTCGCTTCGGACACGGATACGCTGGCCCGGTTGCCATAACTGACCGTTCTCCATGCGATGGCCTTTAACAATAGCTGTCAGATCAAACCCGTTCAGGCGGGCATCGGCCATGGCCTTTCTTGCGCGATAATCAACCTGTGCCTGGTTATCAGCATCACCGGCAACCATAATTTGCGGACGGTAAAATGGTACGGTACTGTCCCGAACGGTGCTGCGTAAGCCATGAAAGCCATTTTCTGCTGAGCCGGTGCTGTCATAAATTTCATCGGCATCATCATCTTCTGCATCAGCGCTCTGGTCATCAACGTCAATAACATCGAGTTTCCCGGACTTTTTCCCCTGGCCGTGTCCCTGTGCCAGCATTGTCAGTTCAGAGAACGCCCCGGTTATGGATGACCTGTCACTGAGATCGAGGACGTTGTTTCCCCGACCGTCACGATTAATAATCAGCGTGGCCACAGGGTCTTTTGTGTAGTCCGGCCCACCAATAACCAGCGTGCCATCTGGCTCAAACCATGGCCATAACCCGCGTGCAGCAGCTGCACGCTCAAGCGTATCCCACGCACGTTCTCCGGGTTCTACGCTGACCTTGTCATTACGCAGGGATGATTCAGCCTCGATGCGGATGTTCGTTATCCCCAGCGGTCTGACAACCTGGGCGATCACTTCTTCAAGACTGAGCTGGCGGGAAGTAAAAACGGGTGAAGCGCAGTCAACAAGCACGGCTGCGCCATCGCGACCGGAAAGCGATAAAGAGACCTGCTGACGGGATACCCGGCGCTGAACCACATCCACCCGACCGGACATGACCACATCATTACCCACCCTGACCAGCACCGGCACACCTCGTTTAATGGGCGCCGGGAAAATACCGTCAGGCAGACCAAGCGTTACACTCCAGGCATCGGAGGGGATCAGAAAATCGGAGTCAATCTGATAGCGGCTCCATGCAC